AGGGGGCGACACTGACAGCCACAGCCTCCACATCGGCGATCATCGCCTCAAGCTTATCTTTAGGAATATCGGCGAAAGGCTCAATATCCTCAGGCTTCAAAATGATACCCATCAACACCACCCCCTGCACATATACATATCACCGCTACAATAAATCAGTTACCGGCCGGCGGATTAGGCTTCGGGGCAGCCTTCTCCTTCACAACAGCAAACGAATCAAGCGACTCGATAGCCACATACAGAACAGCCTCGGCGCGAACCATAACCTCATTATGGCCCTTAAGATCGCGGCCAGTCTGATCCGGATCGCCATACTCGATCAGCTCGATCGGGAAGTTACGCTGGAAACCCCAATGGACACGAGAGAAATCACCAACAATAGCCTTAACACCAGAAGCAGGCGACATCTCCGGGGCACCCGAAACAGTCGAAGAAGCACCAACATTCAAGCCGCGCCAATTATCAAGCCCCGCGAAACCAGCTGCAGGATACATCGGCTGACCGGCAAGCGGAGACCCCTTCGGATACACCTCGGTAGACAGTGCAAACGCGAACGCAGGATCCAAGGCAACCCCGTTAGGAACCTGCAAACCGGCACCCGCAATCAGCCCAACCGCCTTAATAAGATCAGCCGTAGCAGAATCTGTAGCGTCAACCGTATTCTTCGTCTTATCAAGCGACACCTTGACAGCCGCAGCAGGCTTCCCAGTGGCAGGATCAATACCGTGGAAAGCAATAAGATCCACAGCACGACCAATCGAAGCACCCAGCGCGGGAGAAATCAGATCCTGAAGCACACCCAGACGGTAATCGGCGTCAGCCCACATAAACTCGTCCGAGACACGCTGCTGAGTTACAACCTTGATCGGCTGGGCAGTAAACGCCGAAACATCCACCGATGCGGAAGGCTTAACCTCACCCTCGCCAACAATCTTAGCGCGAGGAACACCGCTAAACACGGCACCCTTAACAGGCCCGAAAATAGTCGGCTGCTCCGGCGAAAGCTTCGCCAAAACACCAGAATCGATAGCACGGTCACGAACCGCACCAATCATAGAACCAGGAAGCTCAAGCTTCCCTGCAGAAAGAAAATCGTCAGCCATCACAAATCATCTCCTAGAATTATTGACAAGAGCATCCACAAACGCGACACCCTCACGTCGTTTAACATCATCAACGGGGGCACTCCCCGCAAGACGGCGCACACCCGCGCCACCACTACTATGGTCGATCAAACCCTTCAAAGCCTTAGCAGACTCCACCAGTGCTTCACGGTCGCTACCGTGCAGAAAAGCGACCGCATCACCCGACAGGCCACACTCGGCAGCCACCTCACGCTTCACACCCTCAAGAACAAACCCATTGATCCGGTCTTCGAGTTCCTCATTCTTGCGACGAAGCTCATCAATCACAGACCCCGCATCACCATCCGAGGCGCGAAGCTTCTCCAACTCGGCGAAATTACTTTTAGCACGAGACTCCCACTTACGGGCCTCAGCCTTCCAATCCGTGCCAGACGGCCCAGAAGCCTCACCCTTCACGGAAACATCACCGGCATGATCATCGCCGGCAGTCTGCCCATCCTTCACAACATCAACAATGTCTCCACCCTTTCCGGGCTCAACAGCATCATTGTCGACATTCTGTTCTTCAACATTCTGATCGGCCATAGCCTAACCTTACACTCCTTGCGGAAAACAACACTAACTTGCTGACCCCCGTGCGGGAGACAACCACGTGCACCGATAACCGGCGGCGCACAACCGGAAACCACATCAATCATCTCATATCGCCAACAGTACGCATAGCCTTCAAAATATTGCCAGGCGACTGCTGCAACCCGTGATCATCAACCCACTCACGAGCCTTCTCATAAACCCGCTGATACCCTATATCCGCCCTGTTGGGCTCCCAAGGGCCAACAACCTCAACCACCGTACAACCACAATGATCATGATACTTCGAACCAAGCGGACGCTTACCACCACGCTTATGACGCCGAGTATGACCAGTAGTGAGAGCCCTTTCCTTAGTCGTATAATCCGACCTCGTAGCAAGCATCGCACAAAAAGCACACGGATCACCATCAGTCACCCGACGCCACGACCTACCCTGAGCACCCGCAGACCACTCAACCGTGTCACGGCCAGCATTCAACACGGCACGATTAAACCCAACCGCCATATCATCAATAGTATCGTGGGCTTTATCCGGGTCACTATTCATAATCTTCATAGTCGAAAACGACCTAGCCAAAGCCGCAGCAGCATCAAACTCGTCATACACGATCAAACCAGGATCGACACCGTTCAACCGGCGAAAATCTTGCACGAATTTAGCTGCCATCAATGCTGAACCGTCATGGCCGGCACGCTCCAACTCGACACACAAACGCACATACTGTGTGTCCGACATTTTCCCTGCACGCCACAAACGACCCAACTCGGCATAATAGCCCGCATACTTCCCAGCAAACCTGACCGCCTCACGCTGATACCCGGTAGCCGCAAACCTCGACGCAACACCCGAAGCCATCGCCTATCATACCTCGTTAGTTTGACGCGATATAGCCCCAGCCAGCGCAGCCAACGGGTCAGACGACTCAGCACGATGCCTCATCACAGCCTCAACCTGCACATCATCAAGCCCCAACATCTCCAACACCGTCCGAGAATCCGCGGGCAAAATACCGGCGCCAACAAGCTTCGTCACAGCATCCGCCGTAGCCGCCCGAGTCGGCGTCGAAGCATCACGCCACCTCAAACCCACATCACCAAAAAAATCAGCCTCATCAACACTAGAATCAAGCGCCTTCGCAGCCAAAAAACCAACCGACAGCCAGCCCTGACCAAACGACGTTTGACGCCGCTCAGCACGCTTCACAAGCCGAGACTCCTCAGCCGCCAACGCCTCACCCGACGGAGGATTCGACGTGATAAACCCGAAATAGCGCTCCGGAACAGCAGCCTCACCCGCCGTCAACTGCGCCAACAAACGCATCTGATCAGAATAAGGGGTAGGACTATTGACAGGAAACGACCCCACATTCGGGGTATCCCCATCATCATCCTTATCCACAGCCCACACCGAAGCCATAGACAACACCCAGCCAGGTTGCGAAAACTCGTCCGCAGACACGCCAGTAACCCAGCGCTGAGGATACGCGTAGAAATCGCGATTCACAGACTGGCCAAGCAGCGTACGAACCGCTTCATCCGTATAGGCACGAATCGACCGAGTAATCTCGGAGCGCCCATCGATACGAGACGTCCTGCGCCGATTCACAATAGGCACAAGCGGAACCGCCCCAAGCGCATTCTCGATACGGCCAACCTCGACCCACTCGCGCGAGCCCCGCCGCTCAACCTGAACAATCACATCAGGAAGCAAAAGCTCCGCCTCAACCACCTCAGGATCACAAGTCGGCTGAACCACCAAACCCGCATCCAGACGAGAACCATCGACAGAAAACTTTCCGGTACAATTCTTTGGTGACTGCGGACGAACCGACACCGAACCATCACCGTTAGGGATAACAGCCACAAACGACAACCCAAAAATCAGCGCATCAAGATGCACATCACACGAAGCCGTCGACAGCCGATTCGCAGCATACACGCCATCCAAGCCGTAGCCGTCACCATTAGTCCAGCCAAGCCAATCCAGCCGCTCCTCCAAAGCATCCACGGCGATACCAGGCCACGACACCACCGTCTGCACACGCTGCAGCTCGGGAGGAATAGCAACCCCCAAATCACGGACACGATTCGAACCCTCATAGTAGCCCTCAATACGGCAATGCCACGAAGACAACCTCTTAATACGATCGTACATGCCCTCAATCAGAGCCAACTCGTCCACGTTCATACCACAGACACCCTCTTCCTGCCACTACGCTCACACCGCTTAGCTTTCGCCATCTTCGCACCAAGATACGCCAGCGACACAGCCTCCAAAGGCACCTCAGAACCGTCCTTAAACGTAGAACCCCAACCCCAAGCCGAACCCTTATGCTTCTGCACAGCCGAGCGCACCGCAATCTCCAACATGTCACGGCGAGAATCAGTACGAGGATGACTGACCACACCCGACCTGACACCCTCCAGAAACGCCTGACACGCCTCCACGTACATCCCGGTATCGGCAACCACAACACCACGGCCCGGCACACCACGATCCGTCAAAGCCTTCTGCAACAACACCGCCCCCGAACCGGCAACCATAATCTTTTCCGCGTCACCCCAACGCAACGCCAGCCAATCAGCCAGCTGACCTACACCATCCACAATCGTCCCCGACAGGCCATCAATAACCTCAACATGAACACCAGCATCAGTCCTGCCAGCACCAGCCAAAGCAACCCTATTCCCAGACCGCGAAAACGAAACCCCAAACACCTTCCCACCAGAAAGCTCAACATCATCAACTGCAGACTGAGCCCACTTATCGGCCGGAACCACCGACGTGGCAGACTGGCCACGATCCCACCAGCCAAGCCGCTCACGAGCAAAACCCGCAGCCGACATAGACTCATGCTCATCGCTCACAGTCCCAAAATTTAGACGACGACCCAACGCAGGATTCGTATCACCGGCAAGCTTCCTCCAAGACCGAGACAAATCCTCCGGATCCGTCTCGTCAGGAATCGAAAACTCCGTCCAAGCAATCCTTTTACCGCCACCAAGCGCCTGACCACGAAGCCGCAACACCACAGACCCATCAGCCAACGGGCCAGGCGGAGTACCAAGGAAAATCTGCTGAGGATCACCCGAAGGAGCCGCAGACACAGTAGGAAGCAAAGCCTCCAACTGCTCATCCGACAACTCCTGAGCCTCATCACACACCAAATCATCAACCGTAAACCCGCGAGCCGAACCACGAGAACGGGCCACAAACTCCACCGAACCCCAACCCGGACAGCCACACTTCTTCTCAAACGTGGCACAATCCGGATGATGCAACACAATAGCCTCCTGGCCATTCGTTGCACGAATCGACTTCACCATACGATACAAGTCAGGAAACTGTCGCTCATTCTCAAAAAACGATCGAAGCCGCATAAACGCCTTACGAGCCGACTTCAACTCGTGAGCCGTATGCAAAATACGGCGACCCTGAATAGTCGCCTTAAACAACTCAACAATCTCCAAAATCGCATTCTTGCCATTCTGGCGAGGCACAAACACCCCACAC